GTCGCTGGTTCCCTATATTATCGACGCGGTGCAGTGGGTCGAGAAGTGTTTTACCAGTGGAAAGGGGAAACAGAAGCAGGATGCGGCAATTCAGCTCATTTTAAGTATGCTTCATATTTCCCAACAGGTCACACAGAAGGAACTCTTAGCCAGTGCGTCGGTGGAGAGTTGTGCCAGAAAAGTCATTGACGCGGTCGTCGCTCTTGAAAATGCCATTAAGGAGTTTGACAAGAACAAGAGTGGCTAATCATGTCTACGGAAATCCAACAACTCATGGCACGGATGGACCGCCATGATGCCAAGCTGGATCAGTTGTCAAGTTCAGTCAATCGCCTGAGCGCGAAGGTCGCCGTCCTAGCCGACCGAGATGATCGTGCGATGGAGTCCAAAAACACGCTGCTTCGCTATGCAGCCATTATTGGGGGATTGGTAAGCGCGGTGGTCAGTGCCTTGGTCACCAGCTTCCGGGAGGGATCGTGAATGTTGATACGATACTGGCAGACATCCTGCAACGTGAGGGATGGCCTGCTTACACGGACGATTCGAGAGATCGCGGCGGTCCCACAAAGGGTGGGATTACCATGCGAACCTTGGAAGCCTGGCGCGGTCGTCGGTGTACACGCAAGGAACTCCGGACGCTCGGAGAAGACGAGGCGCTTCGGATTCTAAAGCGCCGCTATGTCGAAGCGAACGGGATCAATCGTCTGGATCAGCTTCCCATCCAGGGGCAACTGGTGGACAATGCAGTCCTCTCTGGCCCCTATATTGCGATTCAGGACCTCCAGAAAGCCTTGGGAACAGTTACAGTGGACGGTATCTGTGGCCCCAAAACAACCCGTGCCTGTGTGGACGCAGCAGATGATTTGCCAGTCCGACTGGCGGTCATTCGAGCATTGCGTCTAGCGCGGCATGTGACCAAAAACCCTGATCAACTCTGTTATCTGAATGGTTGGCTGAGTCGAGCCTTGAGTTTTGCCCATGCGACCAAAACACCCCTGTCAGGTCTGTCAGAGCATTAAGCGCAATCCCGTCAATATGGTCACAAACCGAGACGCGAGAAGCTGTCTCCAATGTTACCGTGAACGGATTGGAATTTCGTCGGTCGCCCGACCGCAAAGTACCTGTGTCTGCGGTCAGCCGAAAAGCCATACGGCGAAGGTCTGTATGCAGTGCTACAAGAAGCGTGGCACCACACCGGAAACCCAGGAAGCTATTAAGAAGCTGATTCGTGAACCGCTGACCTCCTTCGAGGAAGCGTGGGCCTTGTGGCAAAAGACCATTGGCATGTGCAAGAACCGCTATCAAGGTCCCGCAAAGTCTGTTCCCAAGAAAGACCGACAGCGGATTCTGGTGATTCCCGATCTCCATGTTCCCTTCGAGGAGCCAGAGATGGTGGCTGCGATGATTGCCAGAGAAGCGGAACAGACCGATGTGGCGATTCAGATCGGGGATTTATCTGATAGCTATGCCCTCTCGCGCTTCGCCAAGTATGAGCCGGTGTCGTTTGCCTATGAGTGGGCGAAAGTCACACTCATGATGCAAACGCTCTCGGAGTCGTTTCCCGTGGTGAAGATTATCGTCGGGAATCATGACGCGAGACTCAGGAAGGCATTGGCATCACAACTCACGCCCGATATGCTGGATGCGGTCACGACTATGACGGGAGGAACACTCTGCCCCATCACAGCCTTGGCAAAGAAGTTTCCCAATGTCGAAATTGCGAGTCATCAGGTGCCGAATACCAATCACGAAGTGGATTGGCTAATGACGCATGGGGATTGTTTACTTGCTCATCCTGAGAAATTTTCGAGAGTGCCGGGAGCCGCGGTCAGGGCATACGAGGACTGGATATTAGATAATGCCAATGCGATGGGCATTGACGGGATTCGGCTCTTTATTATGGGGCATACGCATCAGCTATCCTTCTTCCCGTTTCGTGCGGGAAGCCTCCTTGTAGAGTGTGGAGCCTTGTGTAAATCGGCCTCCTACCAGTCGAGTCCAAGGCTAGGCGGTAGACCCCAACGTAGGGGGTGGGTGACGTTTGAACAGGTTAAAGGCGTCACCGATCTGAACTCCGTCAAGCTGCACTGGCTCGACGTGGAGGACGGCCCGTGGAACTCATAAGACCGCACGTCTTCCTCCCGCAATGGCAAAAGTCTGACGGTGATTGCAGTGTGGCAAGTCTTTCGATGGCCACAGGAATTCCCTATCACACCATTGCCGAGACAGCGAGGAAGGTAGGCCTGAAGAAAGTTATTCAGTCCGGCATGTGGCTCACCGAGATGGAGAAGCTGGTCAACGGTCTGACTCCGCCGATTCAGATGCGCGTGGTATCACCGGAACGTGCGCTCGACGAAGGCTATGGACTCGTTGTGGTAAAATTCCTTCGCACTAAAGAGTATCACTCACTCGCAGTATGGCATGGGCTGGTCTGCGACCCTCTTAATAGCCTGCTGTGGGAATCCGATGTCTATATTAAGAATAATTATCAACGCACAAAATATCAAAACGGGATTTTGCTTTTTCACTCATAGAAAATTTAAAAATCCAAAATTTTAATTTTTCCTCTAAGGGAGCCGGGTTGTATGTCTAAAGTAGTCTTCGAGAGTGGGGCTAGTCGTTCGGAGTATGCACTACCATATCATCAGATTCCTTCCTCGGCGCTCAGGCGATTAGGGCAGCGCTATCAATTAGGTATGGAAAAACATGGAAACCAAAACTGGCTCAAAGGGGGACGAGATCCAGCATACATGGTGCAAGTGTATGACCATGTGTTCGAGCACCTATTGCGCTACCGGGAGAACCGGCAAGACGGAGACGATGATCTGGGGGCCTGTCTCTGGGGCCTCTGTGCGTTGATTGAATTTGAATCCCGGGGACAGTTAACACCAGACATGTTGAAGCTTCCTGATGTGGATACTGAGTAGGACGTTTCTGCGGGCGTTCGGCATTGTCTGCTGTACGAGTGCGAACGTGGTCTTCCTGTCACGGGGTGCGTTGGGCTATGCGTTTGTCACGGGCTTCCTGATTAGCTATCTCTGGTGGCACAACGCAAAAACGGCGGCCCACGCTGATGGTCGGTGGACCGCCGTAATCTTCGGACTGGGTGCAGCGACTGGCACCGTGGTTGGGGCCAGCCTTGCGCGACTACTCTAGAACGGAGGGTCTTTATCTTCCGGTGTTGTATCCCGAAGAACCTGTTTGCTGTGAGCATCTCGCTTGGCTGCCCACTCGTCGACCTCAGGCTCATTACTCGACATGAGGTTGTAGTCAGGGTCATTCTGCTTGTCTTTGTAGCTGTTCGGCAGCATGACAAACTTTTGCTTCATGCCGTTAATGGTCACCTCTCCAGTGCCTTTGCTTCGAGCGTCTTCTCTGGGCTTCCAAAACGCCCCTACTTTTCGTAATTTTTCCATACTTACTTTCTCCTATGTATGCTTCCACTGTCCTCCATCTTTCGTCGTGCCTGACGCAAGATGTCTATGACATCGCTCCGAGTGCGTACTACATATACCGGAGGCCCATGCCAAGCCTTATGCCACGTTGTCTGCAGGGCATTTAATTTATCTGTAGGGGCCGCTTTGACCTCTACTAAAAGATTTTGTTTGCCGTCAATTCCTACCAGTAGGTCCGGGACACCTTTTCCGACCGTGTGCAATGATTGTACACTGCATCCACATCTTTTGAGTGCCTGCATAATGTCCTGCTGGTTAGCGTCTACCTTAGCTCGTCTCATGTTTTGTAAAGTCTGCTCGATGCTGGATCTCTAGGGGGCCATTAGCGCCTAGACTTTTATTTGTTGGGGCTGGCACCATGTCAAACTTTCTGGCGTGGAGATCGGCGTGACACGCCGCACAGACTCCCACACAGTTGTGTGTAGAATCATCGCCGCCGGCGCTCCTAAATACGATGTGATGCAGGTGCTCTGGAGGCCGTTCTTGACAGACCCGACAGCAAGTATCCCGAATAAACACATCGCGCCGTACAGAGGCTCTGAGCGCCTGTAATTCACGTTTCTGGCGGGCCTTACGAGTCGCCCGACGCTCGGGTTTGGGAAAGCGTAGTTTCACTTCGTCCGTCCCTGAGAAAATTCGAGTGCGCGAACTCTTTTAGCCGCGAGAATTGGGTTCGTCATTTGACAGTCACAACGAGACACCGAGGACACCATCAGTCCTGAGGCTTTGTCGAGGCGGTCTTTATTGTAGCGCCACGAGGTGTCTTCACAATACTTACAATAATAGGACGCCCTTTGGCCATCCGCTGTGCGCTCTGGCAGTAGCGCTTTCGCTGTTTGAGACAGTTGGTTTTTACGGTCTAGCTGGCTGGCCCGTTCGGCCCACTCCCCGACAGTGGGTAAAAACTTTTGTCCGTGTTCCGAGAGGAATTGTCGACCGGCCTGCTCGACATATTCGATAGCATAAGATGTAAGGCCTTTAAAGTAAATCCCGACGCCCATGAGTTGCTCTTCACGTGGCACAAGGCCTACGAGCATTTCCGTGTAGATGCGTTTGAAACGTTCCTTGTCGGTATTAATCATTGGTTGTCTCCGACGAGCGCAAGGTTGCTTGCTTGAATTTTTGCCAGACGTCCGTTAGGTCGAACCGGACGCACCGTGATAGTTGACACTGCTTGTGTAGGTTGAGGTGTTTCGCTTTTTTCATACCACTTCTGCATGGTGTTTTCTGATTCGATAATCCAGTCGAAGTTGGCTGTCCAGCCACGCTTGCTCATCCCGCGACACCAGTCCTGTGTATTGAGATATGCAAAGACTTGTTGCCATGTTTTCAGGTCGGGAAATTCACGTAACCGTGCGCGTAATTTTACGGTTCGCTTCTCGGTCAGCTTCCGCACTTGGGGAATTGGCAAGGTCATGGTGTTGTTCCATAAATCCACAATAGCTTGAGGCTGTACTGTGAGAATAGTTTGTTTAGATTTAGTACTAGTACTAGATTCTAGAGCTATAGGGTCGCTATGGCGTGGCCATCGCGCTCTGGCGCCGGCAGCGCCTCGTTCCCTTTGTTTTTGACGGTACTCTAGTTGATTTTGGCGTTCAACTTCCAGACGAGGATTACGCAACAAACCATTTTCTTCCACAAATTTATTCCGCAATACGTCCCAGATTGCCCGAAACTCACGCTTGGTAATTCCACCAAGAATTTTCCGTAGGCTTTCTTCCTGAGAGGGAACCGCATCATGGTCCCACTGCCAGCACAACAATCGAATATAGGCGCCAACCTGCTGGTTGGTCATCGTGATACAGCTTGCTAAAAACGAGGAACAGTAGAGTTGAAAACTTGGACTACGACGTAGGGGTTTTTTTTGACTCACGGGGCCTCCTAAATGTATACAGGTCCGGATTAGCGCGACGTCCATACACATACATGACGTTATCAATGTCGGCAGACCGCCAGTTTCGGTCCGCATGAAAACGGGACACCGCCAGCACTAGCCGGTGTCCCCACTGCTTCACACACGTGCGAAGTATTGTTGTTATGCTCATCCCATCGGCTTGTTGTTGTTCAAGCCGTTCCAATCCCGGTTGTTCCGCAACCACCGGTTGGGCGTTTCACAACTAACATTTAAAAACTCAGCCGCAAACACCCGCACCTCTTCAGTATAATCGAAGAAATCTGAGGGAGGAAGCGACCGCGTACTCACCGGAACCTGTTGCTCTTCAACCTGTCCAGTGTCTTTGTTCGCAAACACCATGGGACGGCTTAAGAAGCGACTCTTAAACCACGCATGAGCATCCAACGCTGTCATGCCAGTAGCATCCGCGACACGCTCCAAGATGCTCCAGTAATAGCTGTTCTGTTGGCTCGACCGACAGACCTCAGCTTTTTCTACGCTTACCACAACATCACCGTCAGCCATGTCGTGCAGGCTATCCACAAACGCCTGTCGATTACGTAGCTGCAGGCTTCCAGATTTTAAAAAGCCTGTTGCGGTTTTCTTACTCGGCTGCTTTGCCATCAAGCCTCCACTGCTTAATTTCTTCAACCGACTCACGCACGGAATTTAGGAATGCGTGCACCTCTACTGCATACTCGTCCAGTTTTAATTCCTCCGCCGTGAACCGCTGAATAAAAATCTGGGCATTTTCTGGGAGCGATGGACGAAAGGCCACGTAGTCTATCCACTTACGTTCTGTGGTCCATAAATTATGGCGCAGTTGCGCCATCACTGACCGCGGCGCTTCCCGCGTGCGAAGCACCTCAAGGTGATTATGTGGTGCCATGCACTTGACTTCAACTAATCCCTCTTCCCCAACAAGACCATCAGGGCTACACCCTATCCACGCTAGGGAGCGATGTGAAATGTAACCAACAGGCGTCACACGCTGTAGCGTGGTGGCTTCATAACAACTAATTGCGTTAGCTTCTTGGTCAATGCCATGCTGCATGTCGGGCGTCAGGATGGTGCTTTTTTCTGACACCCCAGAGATGCGCTCTTCTGCGATTTCTGCGATTAAGCGCTGACGTGTTTTAGAAACGCCACCCTTTTTCTTTGGCTGGGTGAGCATCTCCTGCGCCCGGGAGCCGGTAAGGCTCCCGACCCGCAGCGCAAACCACTCGTCGGTTCGCTGTGGTGTGTCATACACCATTCCTAGCGCAAGGCCCGTCATTTTTTCACCTGCGCTATCTTGGCAGAGGCCTTTTTCTTTTCAGGACCTGCAACCAATTTAGTCACCTGATCAATCATCGCTCTCACGTCTTTCGAGGTGTCTTTCCACATGTACCTTTTGGTTTCCTTGTCGAGCTTCTGAATATCGTTTAGCACATGCGCGACACCCTCCGCTTTATACTCACGCAACAGAAGCTTTACCAGAGCGTCGTAGCCATCTGGTTTCGCTACACCGTAGTCGTGAAACTGGGCGTCATCATCTTCGCTCAGGGAGGCGAGTCCCAGCAGCGCTTGCAATGACAAACGCTTCATATAGGTAATCACCGCCAGCACTTTCTGGGCTTGCTCACTTTCGGGTCTCATCGTCATAGTGCTCGACATCCACTCCCCACTCCCGGCGTGGAAAAACATGGTTTGCACAGAGACAAAGTTAAAGCTCTCCTCGCCATGTTTATAGAGTCGACCGGCGCTCTGCATCATTAAGATGCCGGCCTTAAGGAGCGGTTGCGAAGACACCCGCAAGATTTCCTGTAACGGAATAAACTTACTGTTCCAATGCGGGTTCTTTGCTTCCACTAATGTAAAACTGCTATGTAAAATCTCCTTTCTCGCTTCAATAAGCGCTGCGGTAATATTTTTAATTCCCTCTGAAAAAGACATTTCTACCATGGTTACTCTCCTTATTAGTTGACGCTTACTTTACAAACACGGTACACTGAAAATCATTTATTTCTCCTATAAATGACGTTGACGTAGCAGCGGGACTGCTTGAGTACTGGGCCTCCTAAATCATTCCAGTTACCCACCTCAGGCAGTCCCTTTTTTTAATCTCCCAAATTTTAATTTTCAACCTCAGGGTCTTGCGTTCTAGTTACAAAGTCTCCAATGGAACACTGCAGTGCACGGGCAATCGCCATAGAAGTGTTCAGCGACTGCACGCCATGAAAGAACCGCCAGACACGCTGGTAGTTTAGGTTAGCTTCGCGTGCGAGGGCGGCCTGATTTAATCCTCGGGCCACCATAAGGTCCTTTACTTGCTCAAGGTCTACAACGATGTGTATGGCCATTTAACTTTCCTCCGTGGTCTCTCGGAGTTTATCGTTCCACTCCTGCTCATGAATGTTGCAGCAGGGTTCTTTGCACCCGCCAAGGTTTTGTATCTCTCCCTCGAACGTGGTCTTCCAGTGGTCAAGCTCACTGTGCAGTGCGCCACAAGCGCTAGCGAGTGACACTAGCTGGTTGTGATACTGGTGGAACACATCACGCACTGCAATCTGCGCATCTTTGAACGCATCCTCTACTGAATTATCCTCAAAATTTTTCATCATATAGAGGCAGCGTTTTTCTTTTTTGTAATACCTCTTGAGTGCGTCATCGGTGTCAAGCTTGGCAGCTTTCCACAAGGCGTAAGTTTCCGACTCGGTCGGAGGAACTTCAAGCGCTGATAACTCGTCGACGTCCTGAGAAAACTCACTGACCCTCTGAGTCACATTGATCCATTTACTCTCTTCAGTCATAACCTATCTCTCCTAGAAAAAGGGAGACCCCCCACTCTGACGAAAGGCGGCAATTGAAAGAAGTTACCACGCTTTGTGAGAGGTCTCCCATGACACATACTCCGACATTTTATCTCAAAAACAACCACGCCTTAAAAACTTTATAAAAGGGCCAACAAGGCAAAAAAAACCCCGCCGGGATTACTCCCAACGGGGTGGTCGAACGGCCTGTGAGGGCCTTTAGGCGGCGCTTTGGCCGACAAGGTTGGCGAAGTGTGCACCGACCCTTGTGGCGGCCTCAAATCGCGCTGCCGGCTGCTTGAGACTCTTAATCGCTCGGGTGCAGGCATTGTTCAGGCCCCACAGCGAGCGTGGTTGACAGTCCTCGTGGTCCTTAGAGGGAGACAGGTAGAGCCGTCCTGTTTCCTGCAGGAGTACCTTGGGCAGGACTCCCTTGTTGAAGACTTCAAACAGCAGCGCTTTCGCATTCTCACCCGAGAGACCGTAGTCTTTCATGTAGAGAATATTGCGCTGGAAGTTTGGCGTGCGCTTGAGGAATCTTTGCACGCCGTTTCGCAACAAGCCGTCCAACTGTTGGTCCGACTCATAGGAGCCGTTCCAGAATGTGGACTTCCGACGCAGCACAAACTCGTCTCCTGACATGCACAGGTTGTCGCAGACAAAGACGGTCACGCCCACTACCATCCGAATACCCAACGAGCTATCAGTCGAGCTTCGGAACCCCAAGGTGCTCTGGACATCCAACGCCTGACGTCCTTTCATCGTGCCATCACCGGTCACCTGCATGGTACCAAACACGCGAGTACCGTGCCGAGCAATGCCAAGCTCCTGCTTGACAATCTTGAGCCCCACGCCGTTAATTTGTTCCACTAAGCGTTCGACCAATACGCGATGTGGGATGGGCCAGTGTCGACTGCCTCGCTGCGCTGGCAATGGGAGATTCCACAAGTCCTGCATCGTTACACGTGAACTTCCTGCTTCGTGCATCATCAATCCGTCCATGTCATTTTCTCCTAATAGTCAGAATTACCAATTTAATCCTGACGAAATCGTTTTATGAAAATTTGAAAATCCAAAATTTTAATTTTTACCCTAGCGACAAGAAAAGAACACCGCCTTCCCCCCCATGGCCATCACTACAACTGTCATGATAGGCGTCCTGGTCATCATCATCACAACTGCAGTGATAGCAATAGAGAATTATTTATTGTTGAATTTTATTTTTAGCAGATAGCAACCAGACAGTGTCAACATATAAAATAAATAGAACAACAATTGTTATTCGTTTGTTGTTGTTGTGTTGTGTTGTTGTTTTTGTTTTGTTGTTTTTGTAGAGCTCACTAGTTGTTGTTGTTGTTTTTATTTTTTCAATAATGTTTTTTGTTTTTGTTTTTTATAGGAGCGTAAAAAATGCATACACGTATTCGCTGGTCTAGAAATGATGATAGCCCGGCTGCTGCCATTGTCGTGGCTAAGTCTGGTGACCGTAAGCTAGGTAGTACGCCCGGATGTGCTGCCGTTCATTTGTCGCAGTGGTCATGCCCGGTCACGTGCTCACTCTTACCAACCATAGAAAAAATGCGGACCGAGTTTGGATCTGTTTATAAAAAAGTAAAAGCCGTCTGTTATGCAAACAGTAATAAAACACGTCAACGATTTACAACACATAGACTCAACAGTAGTAAAGAACGCAACCCGGTAAGCATTGCTCGAGAAGCCGCTCGAAAAATCTTACAGCTAGCACATAGCAAAAGTATGAAGCGCAAGCTGCGTTTGTCTGTTGTTGGAGACGCACGCACGAGACAAGCCGCACGCATTTATTCTAAGGCTGCCAGTGAGTATCAACGCCTCACAAATAAAAACGCATACAGCTACACACACAGTTTACAAACACATCGCAGCGACTGGCATGACGTCTCCGTACTTGCTTCAATCAGTTGTGTGAACCCGGATGGAACAACACGCACACAGACCGAAATACAAAACGATATAAACAGTTTTCGTCGACGTGGCTATCAGAAGTTTTCTGTTGTCATTCCACACACACACAACACAACACACACATACGATGATGTATTGACCGGATTAAAATTGATTGCCTGTCGCTATCAATTTCAACCACGCACGAACACATCAAAGCCGCTCAAACGTGTGACGTGTGATCACTGTGACTTATGCTTAGAGACATGCTTAGAACGGGCTCAAATCGATGGTGTGGCGTTTCAATTGGATGATGCTGGTAAGGTACCTGTTTAGCGTTTAAACTTTTTCTAGAGCCCTGAAAAATGCCGCGAGTAAAACACACTCGCGGTATTTTTTTGTACACAAAAAAAGGCCCGGTACTTTTCAGTACCGGGCCACACATCACACAACGCAGTTACTTGTTGTCATACCATGCGGTACTTAACATCTCACTGTATTTAATCATGCTACTTGGTTTGGTGTACTCGCTGCGGTATTGCTCATCAATGGCAGCCGTTCTATGCGTGTCTCCATCTCTAATTTCTGGATACAGGTCACGCTTGTTTTTTAATTCCACTGTCACGAAGATCGGCACCTTGTAATGATCAACTGAGACAGTGCGTTTGTAAGTACGAATGCTGCGGTACCCGTTGGTATAGTTGTGTGTGTATCGTGGCGCTTCCAAACTTATAAACACGTTACGCAGTAACGATGTTGGCCGTACTAATTCACCGTACTGTTGGCCGTACGAATTAACAAATTGCCGCTTGAATGATTTAATCGTTTCATTCTTTACGACAAGCGCCTTGCGCTTACCTAACCACTCCAACATTTTTTCGTACCGTGTTTTTTTCACTTCGTTTTGAACGATGTTTGTATATGCCATTTCAATTTACCTCTTACCTATGAACGAGTTGACGTATGAGCGTTTTTTGTTTTCTTGTCTGTAAGCTTTACATTCTCTACAACAAACCATGCAAAGCCGGAGCCGCTAACAGGTGTGACACGTAATTGATCACGCCCGTAGCTTGATCTACCGTCCGTAATTGTGACGTCGATAGATAAGCCGTTCAATGTGACGGCTGCTGTTTTGTTTTGCTGCAGCCGTAACAATTCGCTGTTCAACATGCTGTTCCTTTCATGAGCTCTACCATCACCATGATAGTGAGCTCTACAAGTCTACCTGTTGGCGCCCATACCCGGTAAATGGATGACGCACGCGACTAGCACACATGACTAGAGCTTGTCAAATTATGTTGTGAATTGTTTCACAAGTGAGAACAAATGTCTGGCAGGCTGTCAAGTTAAATCGTGGTCGTGAATCGTTTCACAAAGTTTTAGAGGATTTCCCAATTCAAAAACAAAAAAGGGATCGGAAGCGCTCTCATTCCCATTCCCGGTCCCTGTGGCCACATACAAAATCTGAAAATTTTGGAAAATTTTAACCCAAAAAATTGCAAATTTGGTGCATGGAAATTTTAATTTTTTCCATAGGGAAACCAAGAAAGGAAAAAACAAAGGGAAAATGGCGTGGGTGGGATAGCGGTGCGATGGCGACCCTATAGCTTTAGTACTAGAGTTTAGATCTAGATAGTACATTTGTATGTACAGGGGGAAATCAACTATAGTAGGCACATGCCGATACGACCACGGAAAGTCACCCATCCCATTGGATCGTGCGATGATGAGGTCTGGGTAGCCGAAGGGTTAGATGACGCGCTGCTAGGCTATGGAGAGCAGGCGGGGAAGACGGTGGCGGTCTACAACCGTGAGAAGTGTTTGGAGATTTTTATGGAGCGGGACGGGATGAGTCGGGAGGACGCCGACGAACGCATGAGCTACAGCGTCGCGGGAACCTATCTTCCCGGACAGATACCGATCTTTCTGGATCTGTTTCACGCCACCAAAACCGAATTTGCGACACAGGAACACGACAGCCGAAGACCGGCGGGGTGGGCATGATCCAGAAGGTGCAGCCGGTACTGGAGAACACGTTTGAGTGGCACCCCACATGGGAAGGGTTCCTGATTACGGTGGCGATCTGGCTGGCCTGTTTTTTCGGACTGGAGTGGCTCCGTGACTAGCTGGTGGACGAATCCGAACGATCTGCGGTATCGCGTAGTCGAAATGGGGAGCAAGGCGCTGCCGATTGTCCTGCTCTATGTGATGACCAGCGGCGTCAGCCAATGGCACACCAACAGCGTCTTCGACGGCAATGAAATCCAGAATATTCTGCAGGGGATTCCCGTCATTGGCGGGGGGTATGCCCTGATGAAGTGGTGGAAGATTGTTTAATGGAGTGGATGAGTTGGCTGGCCCTCGCGGATATCATTGTTTTGATTCTGGTCATGGGCCTCCATGCGTCGATGCGGCGCGATGGGACCTACTGGTGGAATCCCCCCACGACAGACTGGAGAGACTCGGATGGGTAAGCTGGAGGCACCGGATCTGGTGGCGGTGGGCTGTGCCTGCCTCTTGCTCGGCTGCGTCATCGGGCTGGTCGTCTTTAACTATGCGTTTCCCTGTCCCGTGGATATGACGCCGGAGTATCTCAGCAACCATGGATGACGCACGGCGGTGTACGGCGAAAAGCACACGGTCCAAACAGCGCTGTAAAAAAGCGGCGATTCTTGGCGGGACGGTCTGTCGGACCCATGGCGGGGCGGCCCCGCAAGTCAAACGGAAAGCCTTGGAACGGCTCGAAGATCTGATTGATCCCGACCGGGCGCTCCGCGAAGCGGCGACACTGGCCTATTCCAATATTCAGGACCTACTGGATGACGAAGGGAAAGTGCGTCCGATAAAAGAATGGCCGCGTGAACTCGCGGCGGCAGTGAGTTCGATTGATATTACCAAGAAAAATCTGACGGCTGGCGATGGGCAGCAGGAAGACGTGGTGCGGATTCGCTTGTGGGATAAGCCCTCCAATCTGACCCTGCTGTTTAAGCATCTCAACCTCCTGACCGAACGCCTCCACCTCTCGGCGGATAAGGAAATTCTGGATCGATTGATGTCGGCACGACAGCGGCTGACCGATCAACCCGCGATTGAGGTGGAAATCGTGCCTGAGGAGAAGGAGCGTGCCTTATCCTCCTGATGGACAAGCCTATCGCCGTCTGGCGCAGGCGGTCCTGTTATCGGCAGTACGCGATGCTGAGTTATGGAACGACGTTCACCTTCGCGGGACGTGTCTGGACCCCACCCCTACACGACGGATGGACCTTGCTCGGCAGTTTCTCGTTACCGAAGAAGAATGTGGAGGTTGGTGTCAACTGGCCGGCCTCGATGCCACCGCCTTTATTGAACGCATGAAAGCCCAACTCGGAGTCGAGTCGTGAAACAGTCCGCACAGGAAGCGCTCGCGGAGGAAGTCGCCAAGTGCTATCACGATCCCCTGCGGTTTGTGCAGATGATGTATCCGTGGGGAGAACCGGGCTTTCTCCAGCCCTATGACGGCCCTGATGTCTGGCAGCGTGAGTTTCTCCAGCATCTCGGTCAATCCGTCCGCAACAATAAGTTTACTGGACAGCAGCCCGTTCCCCCGATTCGGATGGGGGTCAGTTCGGGTCACGGGATTGGCAAATCGACGATGGTCGCGTGGATTGTCAACTGGATTATGTCCACTCGTCCCCATGCCAAAGGCACGATTACCGCGAACACCTTTACACAGTTGCGGGATAAAAGCTGGGCGTCGATTCAGCGCTGGACGAAGCTCTGTCTGACCCGCGACTGGTTTACCGTCACCAGCGACCGGATGTATCACACCAATTACAAGGATTCATGGTTCTGTTCCGCCCAAAGCTGCAAGGAAGAAAACTCCGAAGCGTTTTCGGGCCAGCACGCGGCAGATTCCACGTCGTTCTACATCGTGGACGAAAGTTCCGCCGTGCCAGACAAGATTTTTGAGGTTGCGGAAGGGGGCCTGACAGACGGCGAACCGATGATTTTTGTCTTTGGCAACCCGACCCGTTCGACCGGCGCCTTTCACCGGATCTGCTTTGGCTCACTCCGCAAGCGGTGGTATAGCGTCATGATTGACAGTCGGGAATGTCGCTTTACGAATAAAATTCAACTGCAGGAGTGGGCCGACGATTATGGAGAAGATTCCGACTTCTATCGGGTTCGGGTGCGTGGTCTGCCTCCAGCCGCCTCGGATCTGCAATTTATTGGGAGTGATCTCGTCTATGACGCCCAAAAGCGTGAGGCGCTCAGTTTGCGCGATGAACCGCTCGTCTGTGGACTGGATGTCGCACGTGGCGGGGAGGATCATTCCGTCTTTCGCTTTCGCTGTGGGCAGGATGCGAGAAGTATCGCGCCGATTCGTCTGGCCGGAGGAGAAACCCGCGACACGATGCGGCTTGTCACGCTTGCCGCCGATGTACTTGACCGGGATTTTGATGGCAAACGGATCGGCACCATGTTCGTGGATGGTACCGGCATTGGAGGCCCGATTGTCGACCGCCTGCGCCAACTCGGACACAAGAATGTGGTCGAAGTGCAGTTTGGTGCAAAAAGTCCTTCGACAAAGTTCGCAAATATGCGAAGTTATATGTGGGGGAAGTGTCGGGATTGGTTGGCACGCGGCGCGATTGATAAAACACCGCGTCTGGAATACGATTTGACCGGTCCCGGCTACAAACATAACGGCAAAGATCAAGTGATTTTGGAATCTAAAGAGCAGATGAAAGGGCGTGGCATTGATTCGCCGGATGACGGCGATGCGTTGGCGCTGACGTTTGCGGCGTCTACCGTTCTTCGGAGTATTCCCTTTATTAATCGGAAGTCTGATCCGACAAAAGGATGGCGACGAAGCTGGATGAGTCGATAAGCTATGGCGAAACAATCAAGTGGAGCACAGAAATTTTTAAATACGGCACTGGAACGGTGGCGGAGTTGTGATACCGCGGAATCCGAACAGCGCGATGAGGGCGAAAAGGATCTCCGTTTCCTAAATCTCGAACAATGGGACCCACAGGACGAACGAGATCGGGATGATCGCCCCACACTAGTGATCGACCAGATCGGGGAGCCGTTTCGGCAACTATTAAGCCGTCAAAAGGCTGCCAAACCAAGTATTCTTGCCGTCCCAGTCGATTCAGGAGCCGATATTGATACGGCGGAGGTCTATCAGGGCCTCATTCGCCATATTGAGAACAAGGGACACGCCAAAACAGCCCGAGACGAAGCGTTTAAGTCGGCAGTCTCTGTCGGTTTCGGCTATTACCGCATTGTGACCGAATATGAGAACGAAGGGGATACGACCGCGCCGATGGATTCCATGTTTGATCAATCCATCAAGTATCAGGCCATTGAAAACCCGATGTCCGTCTTTCGAGACCCCTCCTGTCCGCTCCATGCACCGGAACAGTGCCGGTTTGTCTTTATTGTCGAAGATATGCCGAAATCGGAGTTTGAACGACGCTATCCACACGCTGCCGCGACACACGCTGATGCGTTTCAGTCAACTGGACTCGAAATGCCGGAATGGTATCCGGAAAATTCGGTGCGCGTAGCCGATTACTTCTACACGGAAACTACCAAGGGGCCAGAAGTAGCGCTTGTCCGGCTAGGTGATAAATCAGAATTTACAGTCTGGGCTGATCAAATTCCTGAAGGAGTCGAAGTCATTCAACGTCGTCGTCTGATGAAGCGCACGGTGAAACTGGCAAAAATTAGTGGTGCGGACATTTTAGAGGGCAACGGAAGCAAAACTGCGGGGCGTGATTGGCCCGGAATGTTCATTCCGGTGATCCCCATGTGGGGAGAATCGCTGGTGGTGGGCGGAAAGCGCACCTTGCGCGGGATTGTGCGTGCGGCACGTGATCCCCAACGCATGTATAACTACCAGTGCTCCGAACTCGTCTATGAATTAGCCTTGAGTCCCAAATCCAAAGTGCTGGCTCCCGTAGAAGCCATTGAGGGTCTTGAAGATATGTGGAAAGAGGCTGCTCGACTTCCTTTTCCTGCATTGCTGAGTAAAGCCTTTGATGCCGAAGGGCGCCCATTGCCCACCCCGCAAGTGGCCCAATTTACCGATCCGAACAAGATTCAGGCGCTGGTTGTGGCTATTAACCAGCATAAGTCCGATCTGCGGACCACCACCGGCTGGTATGACGCCACCGACCCGAATCGAAGCGGGGCCGACCAGAGTGGTCGGGCGATTCTCGCTCGGAAAGAAGCCCAATTTGAAGGCACGGCAAGCTATCAGGATAACTTTGGACAGTCGTTGATTTACGAGGGGATGATTCTACTCGATTTGATTCCCAAGATTTACCATCGTCCGGGACGGGTGTTACGACTCGCTGGCCTTGAAGACGATAGTCAGTCAGAGATGGCCACACTTGGAGACCGTTATGTGGGAGAAAAAGGTGTGCAGCGTTTATATGATTGGGGCGTGGGTCGTTACGATGTTGCGGTGACCGTAGGTGCAAGCTATACCACCAGACGTCAGGAAGCGGCGGCATGGCAACTCGACCTCATGAAAGTCCTTCCGCCGGAAATGGCCGCGTCGATGGCACCCATTGCCGTCAAGAATATTGACGGACCGGGCAATCAGGAGATCTCGAAACGCTTGAATCAGACCTTGCCACCAGAATTACAAGGAGATAAGGATCAGGAACAACAACCGATTCCTCCGGAAGTACAGCAACAGATGCAGCAGGCGAAGCAAATGATTCAGCAATTAACGCAGCGTGTGACAGAACTCAGTGGATCAATTGAAATGGATCAGGTGAAGGCTGAAAAGGATCTGACGCGCACACGAGAATCAGACGAAACCAAGGAACGCATTGCACGCATACAGGCTGAGACTGACATTGCACGCACGCGGATGGAGTTGATCAAGGAACTAATGAAAGTGGACGCCGCAGGGGCAAACCTGATGGCGCAGGAAGAAACCAAGCGTCTTGTCCACTTAGCCGATTTGGAAGTAGCTCTTGACGTCCCTCCCAAGGGGGACGCTTCACCTCCACCTCCGGGACCACCCGGTATGGGAGGACCACCACCCGGTATGGGCGGACCACCACCGGGAATGATGCCTCCGGGACCTCCTTCGGGACCTCCTCCGGGACCTACAATGCCCGATGAAAATGCTCCCATGATGCCACCGGGACCTCCGGGTCCTCCTCTTATCTAGGAAAAAGTAATGCCTCTAAAAAAAGGTTCGGGCAAAAAAGCGGTGAGTAGTAACATTCGGATATTACGAGGTGAAGGGTATAAACCAAAACAGGCGATTGCCATTGCGATGAGTAAGGCAGGCAAATCGCGGAAACCGTCCAAACGGAGGACGCATGCCTAATAAGAAGAAACCACGACCGTCAAAAAAACCGCCAAAGATGCGGTATTAAGGATGTTACATGGCACAGTATGATTTTGGGTGGTCAGGATCACCATGGAGGAATCGTCCGATGTCCACGGAAATCGGGGATGCCGGCGATCCATTTCGAGACGAGGGTCCTAGAATGCGAGACAGGCCTGCCGCATTCAATATTAGTCAGGGGCCTGTGAGACCGCAATCAACCCGTACTTCTGGTTTCAAACCATTGCTCCAACCACTAAAGCCAGCAACCGCCGCGGTGCAACCACCAACAGCGTTACCACCAACAGCGCCCATCGGGCAGATGCCCTCACCTCAGTGGGCAAACCCCCCTGATGTCAATGACAATAGAACCACTACAATGCCAGCAAGGACAGAACCCGCTATGGTGCCGGGGTGGAGTCAAATTCCTGCTGCTCGGACGACACCCAAGGAGATTCCTGCTGCTCGGACGACACCCAAGGAGTTTTTTGTCGGGCGTGTAGAGACAGCAGCACCATCATTGCAGAATCTGTTTATGGGCCGAGGCGATCCCGTTGCTCCGATACCACCAGCACGGCAGTTTCCACGGTCAACCGAGGCGATTGGCGATCAGGGTGACCCGATACTTCCTGCGTCAAACAGGGGGCGCCCTAATCAATATTGGGGGACCAAAGGAACCCCAAGTTGGTCTTATTCAGACGGACCATTAGCCAATATTGACGTTCCGGCATATAGTGGTCAGTCGGCTTCACAATACCTCAAACTCCTTAACTCTCTTGGATTAGGGAGCTTCTATCGCGGACAAGGTCATGGTCCGGTACCTGATCCATCGGTGAGATACACTCCGCCATGGCCCTTCAATGAGAACGAAGAAGCCTACAATAGAGCACGGCAAGCCTACAATAGACGACAATACTAATTCTTACGGTGCGCTATGGCCCAAAAAACACAAGACGAGACCACTAAATTACGTCAGGAATTTACTAATTACCGAGCTAATCGTCGCAATGTGTCTAGCGATCAGAATATTCCTCTCAAGCCAAAGATGCACCCTTTAAGAGAGCGTCGGCCCGGAGAATCTCAAGAGCAATATGAATATCGTCAAAATCGAAGAGAATACACAGAAGAGACATTGGGCTATGTACCGACAGAAAAGATCTACGACGATGAGATGGAAAGGTCGCGTCTGAAGGATCAAGAGCCCAGAGGACCACGCTCGCTCGGTGAACGTCTTGCCCCACTCAGTATGCTGCTCGGCTCCGATCTGAATATGCCGAAACCGCCGGGGATGCCAGCAGGATTTCCGGGACAGGAAAGTCTGCCGTCCATTGCTCCGCCACAAGGATGGATGGATCAAGGGAAGCAGCAGGAGCCACACCCAGATCCCGACCCGGACCCCTTTGACGATCCCTCGTTATGGAGGAACGTGTGAGTCCGGCGTTGGCACCAAAGCGGTCGAGAGAATCCGACGTTCCCGTGGATGCTGCAACACTCCTCGGGTTATTAAACAAGGTGGCGAGCTTCCCATCTTTTAGGACCGAGATTCTTCCCAAATTAGCAGATCTTTTCGGCATGGAGCAGCCTCAGGGACCATGGTCGCAGCCCAGATTTAAAGTAAAAAATATTCCTCAGCGGGCGCCGGAGAGTGGCGTGACGGTTGGCGATATATACACGGATGAGGAGCTACGTAGCGTGGTCCCAGAGCTAGAAGCGATTCATCAGATGCCGGGAATCATCGCGCTTAACCCGGGAACTCCGGGGGGGGATACCCCAGAATCGCGTCTCAAAACGGTAGCGTATGCGCGTGAATTGAACAACCAGCGTCGTCTTCGATATGGCCGGGTGACCCCAGAAGAATTAAGCAGCCAATCGAGTGCGGTACGTCCGGACCCCACTCCGGGGAAGCGTGCGACCAACGCCATGTTAAATATGTTGTATGGTTCCACCCCCGAAGAACAGGCGATTGACTATATTCCGGGTGTGGGGAAGGCTATAAACCTTTTCGGTAAAGTAGGGATGAGAGGCATTGAACAGGCTCTCTTGCTTGTTCCACTGGGTGCAAGGAAACGGCTTAGGAAGTTTTTTCTTACAAGTGAAAATGCCGCGATGCCGATTCGGCAGAGCAGGATGGCCGGCACGGGAGAGCAGCTTGGTCGCACTGCTGGGAATACGACCGTTGTGCAAGATTGGGAAGCTCCGGATGCGATGAGAGGTTTTGTTCAGTCAACGAGTAAGCCAACTGCCAGATTGCAAGCTATGGAACATGCACGTCGCGGGAAGCAGAGTAGTGGATCGTTCATTACGGACCTCGAAAGCCTAACCCCAGAGGGGGAACAGGGTGAACCGATAGTGCAAGCGGTTGGATGGCTTGAGCGGAGATATCCACGAATTGCGAATCACTTTAGAGAAATTCAAGTGAAACCGGGAATATCGATGGAAGGCGGCGCGCAGGCAACCGTGTATCACCCATTCACTCGTTCCGCAAGAACTCAATTTGCTAGAGGTGTCGAGCGTCCGTACGACCCACTTACAGGGGTAGAAGTCACGGACAAACCAGAGATGATTCTGGAAGGCGTAGAGATGTATCGCAGAAGGCACGGACTGTCTTCTACAGAACCTTATGGTATATTCCGATACGGAAAAGATCGTGGTCCTATCTTTGATAAGGCCGGTAACGTCACCGGTCTCGGTGATCCCACGTATGGCTTTCCACCTCGTTCCGCAGCTAAACCTCGGCCATTTCTTGAGATGGCACTCCAAGATA